CCTAAGTCAAAGAATTGGTTCTATAACGCTTACCTACGTGGTAGCGACGGAGGTAGTGAATATATTTCGTTCCGCGGTATATCCACGGATAACCCGTATATTTCCCAACAATTTATTGACGACCAATCCAAGTCATTACCACCGGAAATATTTAAGCAGGAATACTTGGCTCAATTTAGTGAATCGGGTAACGATGTATTTAGTGGTGTAGATATAATATGTAATATGAATGGATGGACCCAATACCAACCCTCAAAACGATATTTTGCAGGCATTGATCTTGGCTTGCAACACGATTATTCTGTACTCACCATTATTGATGAAACAGGAAGAGTATGTTTTGTTGATAGAGTCAATGGAACCTCTTACGGAGAGATTGCTAAACAATTTATCACCACCCTCCAACGATATAAAGTTACTGGAGGGTATTGTGAAATTAATGGCCCGGGATTACCCGTATTTGAGATTATCAATAAGGAAATCAGGAAAATAAGAGATTGGACTACTACCAATTCAAATAAAACGGATGGTATACGTTCATTAATCTACGATATTCAGGAGATGAAATTGGAATTACCATCTAAGGATTTCTTCCCACACTTGTATAATGAGTTAAACGCATATAGCTATAAAATGAATGCTACTGGAACTATGACGTTTTCAGCTCCAAGTGGATTTTTTGATGATACAGTTATGTCTCTAATGCTGGCTAATGAGGCACGAACTAAAATAGGATTGACTAAAGGTAAATTATATATAGGTGGTGGAGTAAAACCAAATATGTATTAAACGAGAGGGCTACGTGTTTAGTTTATATCGTTCATTGTTTTCCATCCCTCTCTAGGTGTCGCGTTCTGCGGCACCTTTTTTTTGTAAGTAATTGCGTGGATATTTGGCTACCCGAGGATTTGTTCGTATATTTACAGGGTAAATGAGGCGCGAAGCCAAGTTGTTAATTAAATAATTAAAAATAGAGGTTATGTTTAATGTTGAAAGTGTAGAAGTAGTTAGTTTAATTGAAAAATTCCAAATTACATACTGGGAAGATTCAGAAGAACCAAGAGATGAAGAGGATATGGATGATTGCGATGGTTTTTGGAGTGATTTGTTTGACTTGATTGAAGAGACATTTAACATTGAACTTACAGATGAACAAAAAGAGGATGTTGAGAATCTATAATAACATCTCCCACAAGAGATGTGGAGAACCGAGGAATATTTCGTATATTCACGTGTTAATAAGAACGGCAATAATGCCACAAATAGTTAAATAAATAAAGGTTATGAGTAAGCAAGCAATTAGTAAAGTAAATAAGTTATTCCCATCATGTAATGAGTTGATGAATGATGAGCAATACAAAATGGGTAATATAATTCACCCAATGACGTTATTCGCATTCAAAAATTCACTCCAATGGGAGGGAGTTACACAAGCAGTTGGCAACATGTTAACTCAAATGTTTGAATTGGGGTATGTTTCCTATTATGATTTTGATAATGTAACAGGTAAAGGTTCAGCGGGTGTTTACGATGCACAAGGTAGGGTTCATACGATTGAGGGATTGGATAAATTCAAAGCCCTAACCAAAATTATGTATATGTCTGTTTTAGGAATGCCATTAACAGATGAACAACGTAATGCTATGTATGAATTCAAATGTAGCGACTCTAAATTAATCCAGATTATGGACTAATATTAAAACATATGCGGGGGGGTTTGGCTACCCAAAAATAAATTCGTATATTCACGGTATAATAATAAAAATAAAGGTTATGACAAAGTTAGAGATTTTTAAGTTACAAGCAGATGCATCTATGCAACCACACGTAATGTGGAGAATCGAAGTAGAAAAAAGTGTTATGAAGTACCCAATGGATTTAATTAAAGCTGAATCAGAATGGGAATGGAATGAAGATATTAAACACGATGCTATGGTTGCTTCATTATTCAATTTTGATAGACTAAATAAAACTGCAAGGGAAATAGTTGATTGTATGTTAATGAATGTTTCAGTTGAAGGAACTGATGAATATGACAATATTAATGTTGCAGATTATCAAGATTTAATCCAGCATGTGTTTAATAAATTAGGAAAAGTAATTAAAAACGAGATATTCCATGAGGATGTTTTTAATTATTATGAAGAACTATTCGAACAATGGGATAGAAAAGTAGAGAATTTAATAAAATAAATAAATAATAGATTTAGACCATCTATTTTGATTTGCCCCCCATTAGGGGGCATTTCTGTACCGAGGAAATTTTTAATCCCCCATATATTTATCACCATGGAAATAAAACTAGACATACCAGAATATCTATCCATTAAGCAATGGAAGCAATTTACATCAATGGAGCACCTAAGTGAATCTAAGAAGATGACTAAATTAGTAGCATTGTTAGGTGGTGTAGAAGAGAAAACAATTAGAACTTGGACATTACCAGCATTAACTCAAGTGTATGCTAAAGTGTTAGAGTCATTACAGGATTTAGACCCCCAATTCTACCCTATATTTGAGTTGGATGGTAAAAAATACGGCTATACATCGATGACAAAAATGACGTTGGGTGAGTATGTGGATTTAGAGCGACTCGCAGTTAAACCGTATGAAAACATTGAAGAAATACTAGCTATATTGTATCGTCCAATCGTAAAAGATAGATTTAGTGGAATAAAATGGGCATTCAAAAATGCCTATAAAATAGCATTGGGTGATGCTGAGAATCTATTTAAATACTATACCACTGAAGATTACGATAGTGAGGAAAGAATTCATAACGCTGAAAAATTATCTGTTATCCCAGCTACAATGGCATTAGGTGCGTTGGGTTTTTTTTTAGTTCTAGGAAACTCGTACTTAGTAAATTCACAACTCTCTTCGATGGACAGCAGCGAGAGGAAGAAGACGATGAAAGAAATGAACAAGCAAATGGCTTCTCTAAACATTGGGGATGGTTTGAAACTTTTTATTACCTCGCTTCAACATCCATCCTTCACATCACAGGACAACAAGCTATTACAGACTTAAATTTTGTATTTGTTCTTAATTATTTAGCATTTGAGCAAGATAAAAACAATAGAGATGAACAGAGACGTAAACAACAAGAAAGAACTTATAAAATTAGATAATGAATAATACGATATCAACATACGAACAAATAGTAGGTTATTTTGAGCAAGCATGTACAGCGCACGTTGCGATTGAGACATTTGCTGAAGGTGCTATCGATTATTTAGACGCTAATTCCCAGAATATTAAATACCCATTTGTATTCCTACGCCCACTAGCCTCACCCGGTATTACAGCAAACACAAGAACACTAACATTTGAATTATATGCTTTAGATGTTCCTAAATTGAGTAATCAGTCACCACTACAAGTTAAATCGAATACAGAGCAATACATTTATGATGTTTTATCTTATATTAACTACGGACCAGTACCACCACAAGACCAAAATGGATTTGATGTTGAGATGTCAAATATGACCCCAGTTAATGAAGCATTCAATGATCGAGTTTATGGTTGGGTTTGCCAAATAAACGTAACACAAGCAGGTATATTCAATTACTGTACATACCCCCAATTACCATAATGGCTAAAGAGCTAACATATCCTAATCTACAGCTCGAAATGAGTGACATTGGAACTCTAGTAGTAGAGGAAATGGTTGATCGATTATTCGATAATAATTCCGTTGTAACAGGTAACTTAGCACGTAAAATCACTCCAGGACAATTAACAGTAACTAAAAATGGCATCGTACTACCTATTACATTACCCGAATATGGTATATACGTTGACAATGGAGCAGAACGTAAGAAAGGTGGAATGCCACCTGTTAAGGCTATTACGGAGTGGATTAAACAAAAACGTATATCAGTTCCACAAGCTATGTCTCCAATACAATTTGCTTGGGCAATTGCTAAAAACATAGAGAAGAAGGGACAACGATTTAAAAAACCAAAACCATTTATCCAAGTATCGTTAGATAATGTTATACAAAGAAATTTAGAGAACATTGGTATAGCAACAGCACTTGATATAGATGAAAACATAGAATTTAACTACGGAGAAATATAATGGCAATTACAATAAGACAGAGTTCAACCTCACCAAATATAAGTGATAGCAATTTAATATTTGCTGTTACCTCGAATTCATCGTCAGCAGACCAATACAGATTTGTTTGTGACATAAATGATGATAGTGGTACTTTATTACAGAGAATAAAACAACAACCTAATCCAAACAATACAGGTGTATTTGATTTAGGAATGTTATTATCATCGTATATGGGTCCTACAGATCCAGTATGGGATATTTCATTAGCAACCTCTAATACTAGTTCAGCTAAACAATTTGAAATTAGATTCGGTGAGGAATTTAGTGATTCAGTAACAGGAAATACTACATTATATAATGGTGAAAACCCAGACGCTGCAGGTGACCCTAATGTTTCAGGTAGTGATTATACTTATCTTTTAGATGGAGTATTGAATCCACAAAACCAAGTAAATTGGAATTGGGATAGTGGTTCTAAATATGCTGAGGAAGATCCTATGGACGATGTAACATTTTTATACCAATATGGATTAACGGAATTTAATAATTCATCTATTAGATTAGAAGATTACCATACTATATCATTACTAAATGGTAATTTACTAGGCGCTAATAATAGCTCAACACGAGCACAAGATGTATTTGCAGTAACCTTTAAGCAATATGATTCAGCTGGTGTAATAGGTTCTACAGATATAATTTATAATTTAACGTTAAGAACAGTAGATACAGAAGATTGGAGTTCAGTTTATACTTCACAAGACGCATCAACGCGATTAACTCATTTCCCAGTTGGTCCTGCTAATTTAGTAGATGCCGGAATTACTTTAGATAGTGATTTAGCATATTATACAGCAGAATTTACAGCTCAAGCAACTGATAGATCACCTAATTATGATGGGGTTTGGGGTGTTTATAGATTCGATGTTACAAATAAAAATTGTGGATACGATGGTGTTAGATTTGCTTGGAAGAATGAGTATGGTGTTTGGGATTATTATAATTTCAGTTTAGCACAATCTACTACAGCAACAATTGAGAGAGAACAATACGAACAATCATTTGTTGATTTCTCAGCTACCAATACTGTAGCGTATAATAACGAGAGAAGAGGCAATACTCAATTCCAAAATCGTATTACTAAAAATCGCACCGCCGAAACCGACTATTTAACGCAGGTAGACGCGGATAATATGCGCGAACTATTCTACAGCACAAACGTGTATGTTCAACAACCCGACGGCGCGTATTTCCCGGTAATTCTAACAGACACAAGTGTAACAGAGAAAATGAATCCACGCACACAGAAATTATTTAGATATACTGTAAACTATCAATACGCAAATACTAACACAGCTAGACTATAATGGTTATAATTAGATGTAAAGACAATTTTGGGAACGTAGCAGATTTAGATGTATTACAATCAGCTGAACTGCTATGTGATGTATCTGCTATTGAGTCAGGAGATATAGGACAAGTATTCGGTATTTCATCTCAGGAATTCATGCTACCAGGAAGTCAAATTAATAATAATTTCTTTGGTAATATATTTGATTTAGGTTCCGACCCCTCTGTAGCATTAAACCATACGTTTTTTGCCTCTGTAATGGTGGATGGTGCCGAAATATTCTCAGGTAAAATGTATATCAATAATGTCCTTACAGATGATAAGGGATATGTGATGTATAAGGCTCTAGTAGTTAATGAAACAATTGATTTTAATACTAGAATAGAGAATATAAGAATGAATGATTTAGATTTATCTAGTTTAAATCATACTCTATCAATAGGGAATGTTACTGGGAGCTGGGCTGGTAACTTATCTGGGGGTAACGTAGTATATCCATTAGTTGATTATGCGAGTTCTCCAATAACAAATATAGCTAACGGAGCAATAGGTGATGCTACATTTAACAATGAAGAATACCCATTAGAAATATATGATTTTAAACCCGGTATTAAAGTAAAAGCATTAATTGATGCTGTATTTGCTACCGTTGATTATAATTATTCTTCATCATTTATTGATAGTGCTTATTTTGATAAATTATTTATATTAGCAACTGCTAACTCACAAAGAGGTGTAGGTGAATCACCAGTTGAATATTCATTCCAAACCACATTTTCGGGTTCAGCAGATCAAGTAATAGCAGATGGTGCTACAGCTACAGCTTTATTCCCAGTTGAGTATTTTGATAATGGTAATGGTTATAATCCAGCAACAGGGGTTTATACAGCCGCAATAGATGGGACGTATTCATTTAATGCTACAACTAGATTACAATGGGGTTCTGCTCCATCAGCAGGAACATTAAGAAGACTCACTACTAAAATATTAGTAAATGGGGTAGAAGTAGATAATTCAGTTGATTTAACACAAAACGTATTAGGGTTTGCTTCAATATTTAAATCTATAGTTTTAACTGCTGGTGATTTAGTAAAGGTAACAGTCACAAATCAAACTATACAAACATCAAACAATTCTGTAGTAACGGGTGCTTCAGCTAATTTAGGATCTATAGCAACTTCATTTGGTGGTAACGTAGCATTAATTGTACCATTAATTGATGTATCATTAGCATTTGGTAAAGAGGATACAGTATTAGATTTCCTTGGTGGGTTGATAGAGAAATTTAATCTAGTAATTGAACCACAAAAGGATGATAAAAATATCCTTACCATTGAACCCTATAATACGTGGGTAGACGGAGGTGAAATAGTAGACTGGTCATCTAAAATAGATAATTCCGTTAGGAAATCTATTAAAGGAACAATGAATGACCAATCAAAGGTTATTTCATTCGCTGATAAGGAAGATGATGATATACTAAACGAATATACTAAAACTACTTATAAAAAGATATTTGGTGAAGCATTATATATTGACGATGGTGATTTAACATCAGGTAAAAGAACAATAGGTGATACTTTTTCACCCACACCCATCATGGCTATTGATGGTACTAATGCTGATATAATCCCTCATTTATATACAAGAGAAGGTGATACTAAAACATCATTTAAATTCAATAATAGGATATTACATTTTAATGGTGATAGAGATATACAAGATGTTACTGCCTACGATAATTTAGGTGTAAATAAAGGTAAAGGATATTGGATACAAGACGAAACAACAGGTAATAGTGTTTTAATTACGAGTTATGGTTCATTCCATTACTTAGAAATAGATGTAAATGCTAATACACCGGATTTTGAAACATCAAGAGATTTAAACTTTAATAATAGAAACCAAGTTCATTTTTCATCACCTGTATTTACAGATGGATATTATGTTAAGAAAGATGCTGTATATGAGTATTGGGCGTTTTATTTAAATAGTCTATACGATCCAGAATCTAAAATGCTTACTTGTAATATCAAGTTTAATCCTGAGGAACTAAAGGATATACAACTAAATAATAAAATATTCATTGATGGGCATTACTACAGAATAAATAAAATTAGTTCATTCGATTTAACTAAAGAAGCTAGTATTGAGGTTGAGTTAATTAAATCACCAGTTAGAAAATTTCAATTCCCTAGAAGAAGAGTATACGATGAAATTACAAGTGGGGGAACAGGAGCTGGTAGTGGTGGAACTTATACTGATGTTACTTTAGATGATGGTTCACTAGGATCCGGTGGTACTGGAACCTATGTTTTTGTTGATGATAATTTACCAGTAACAGGTTCAGGTAATCAAGATTTATTAGGCAAAGTAGCACCATTAGATAATTTAACATTATACGATTCGGGTATTGCCTCAGGTAGTGTAATATGGAAAGCATTACCACCACAAAATACTAATGGTGTTAGACCAATTAAATCATTAGGAGATAATAATATTAACTTTGGTGCTAATGAGGTAATGGCTGTTGGTAATAATAATACAGTTGGAGACCAAACAAGTATTGTAAATATACAGGGTACAGGTAATGTAGTTGAATCATTTAGTCAATACGTTAGTATAACAGGTGATAATAATAGTATTACAGATTCATCAACCAAATCATCGATTCAATATTCAACAACCTCAAGTATTAAAAATTCAACACTATCAACAATTATAGGTGGTGAAAATACTATAATTAGTGGTTCAAATAAATCGATAGTTATAGGGCAAGATACAATAACTCAAGGGGGTAATAGTAATATTGTAATAGGTAATTACGATGTAAATGTTAAGACAGTAAAGGATTTAATAAATACTGTAGTAATCAATCCTAATAGAGATTTAGAATATTGGGAAAATATAAGTGGTAGTGATTTTCATGGTAGAGTATACATGGGTGGAGCTCAAACCATAGGTGCTATTTATAGAGATACTAAAAAACTAAATGTAATAGCAGGAACTACAATATGGTTAACTGGTTCGGAATACGCTAATGATTTTGTTTACGATATCAAATATACAGGAGGAACGGGTACAGCAAATATTTATTTACCAACTACAGACCCTAATAATTTAGTAGGTAGTAGAGATTCATTAGGATTAAATCGGGAAATTCAATTTATTACAGACTTAAATGTTGATGCTAGCCATATTGTAAATATAAACCCAAGTGGTAGTGACGCAATTAATGGCGCTAGTGGGGTTGGAGCAATCCAATTAAATTCAACTTTTGAGAGTGTAAAGGTATTCAGTCCTAATAGTGGTTCTTGGACAATAATATAATATAAAAATAAAATGGCACAAGTAACAGTAAACGTAACAGCAAATACTACTCAAGCAACCGCAGGTATAGATGACTTAAACAGTTCGTTAAACACCGCTGAACAATCCTCGGATGAGTTAGCTAATAGTTTATCTAAACAGGAAGCTAGGATTAAAACCCTAGGTGGTGCTATTAATATATTAGGTGGTAGTGTAGAAGTATTAGCAGGTGGTCTACTATTAAGTGGGGCACTAACCGAAGAGCAAGTAGAAAAATTCCAAGCAGCAGCAGTCGGTGCTATTGCGTTTGCTGATGGTACAAAAAGAATATTTGAAGGTACTAAAGAATTAGCTGAGGGATTAAAACTAGCTAAAACAGCACAAGTAGGATATAATACAGCAGTATTAGCCAATCCATATGTTGCGGCAGCAGCAGCAGTAGCTTTACTTGCAGCAGGGATATTTGTATTAGTTCAACGTAATAAACAAGTTATTACTGAAGAGCAAAAACGTGAGGGACAATTAAATATAATAAATAATAGAATTGAAACAGCAGAACGTTTACAAGCTGCTTATAATCGAAGTCTTGAAGAGGAATTTAGTAAACAGGAGGATTCAATTAAACTATTAAAAGCTAGAGGTGGTTCACTTGAAGAAATATTTGCTGCTGAAGAAAAATTAATTAAATTGAAAATAGCTGCTCGTAGAGATGAGTTAGCAGAAACAGAAAGACAAAATATAGAGTTAGGTAAAGCTATTAAATTAAATGAAGACGCAGAGAAAGCTACAGGTGGTAAAATAGTAGGATTATCTGAACTTAGAAAAGCATACGATGAGGTTGCCGAATCTGTTTCAGTACAAAGAACAGCAATCAATAGTTTAGAAACTGACCTTTCATTATTAGGAATTGAAGCTACTCAATCCATTCGTGAAAAAGAAAAAGTAGAAGAACAAGAAGCTTATGATGCTTTTGTAACAAGGGAAGAACAGAAAAGAGGTGTAATACAAAAACGTGTTGATGCTGATATTGCAGCAGGTAAAGTAGCAGCAGATATTGCTGAAGCAAATAAAAAAATTGCTGCAGAGGAAGCAGCATTTAAAGAGCAAGCTATTCAAGGTGGTATTGATAATATTCAGGGTGCCTTAGCAGCATTATTTGGAGAAAGTAAAGCGGTAGCATCAGCTAATGTATTAATAGATGCAGCACAAGCGGGTGTTGGTATTATTAAAAACTCCCAAACAACAGGACCATTAGCAATTGCCTATCAGGCTAGTCAGTTCGCATTATTAGGAGCAACTACAATAGCGAGTTTAAGACAAATCAATTCAGCAGAACCGGGTAGCGCAGGTGGTGCTCCAAATACCCCTAGATCGGGTGGTTTACCAACTACAGGGGGTAATACAGGGGGTTTTAGTGGTCCCGGATTTAATTTAGGTACTCCACAATTAGGAGGTAATAGTGGTGTTACAACCATCTCAGCAGTAGTATTAGCTGGAGATGTAACATCAGCACAGGCACAGAACGATGCTATTAGAAACAGAAGACGTTTCGGTTAATAAATATTTATTATTATGAAGATTGTAAAACTAGACATTGACGAGAATAGCATTTTAGCAGGTATTGATGCAGTCGCATTAGTGGAATCACCAGCTATAGAAGAAGATTTTATGTATTTTAGCAAACAAGAATTTGCGGAAACATTTAATGATTACCCCCAATCAGCAGTTGACGCAGCTAAACAAGGAATCAAACGTAATAAGGAAAACGATAATAAATGTGCTACCCAAGTTGGTAAAGTAAGAGCACAACAATTAGCTAACGGAGAAAATCTATCATTAGATACAATCCGTCGTATGCGTTCATTCCTAATAAGACAAAAAGACAATTATGATTTGGCTATTAGTAGAAAGGACTATGATGCTTGTGGTTATATCAGCTATCTCCTTTGGGGTGGCCCGTCAGCTCTACCATGGGCAGAAAAAAAATTAAGACAAGCAGGTGAAGAATTCACCACTGATAATGAGATTATAGAGGAACTCATTAAACAAGAAATGAACATTGTTACTCGTATAGAAGGCATACCAGTATACTCTATGAAAGAGGAAGCTATAGCTAAATCTAAAGAAATAGGTTGTACAGGTTATCATGAACATACTTTAGCATCAGGTGAAATAGTTTTTATGCCTTGTTCCTCACACGATGAAGCTACAGATAATATTTTAGCCGAAACATTTGATTCATTAGATGAACAAATACAAGATGCTATTATTGGTGAGTTAGAAATACGCGGAATTACGCAGGACGAAATGGAGGGCGCAGGCTATATCGAGGTAGATAAGGACGCGTTTTATAGACAGGTATATGCGCAAATTATTACGTCACCTAATAAACCATCTCAAGCCGATTTTGGTAATATGGCTGTTCGTTATAGTTATACGGGACCTCAAGATAGTAAGAATAGAGATTTCTGTGCTCGATTGATGAAATTAAATAAAATATTCCGAAAAGAAGATATTAATAACTTATCAATAGGTGGGACTAATGTTGAATTTGGAATATACGACATATTTAGATACAAGGGTTCTTACAATTGTCGTCATTATTGGTCTGAGAAATTCTATAAACGAGACAGTAATATTTTAGCAGCTGGTAGAGCATTAGCAGATTCAAACAGAATATTAGATGGAACAACTACCAATAACCCTGTTATTCAGAAGAATGGTAAAGTAGATAAAGTAGCTGATTTAGCTAAAACGTCATTCGCAGCATTGGATGAGAAGATGATGTTAATTGGGCCACTTATGGTTCCCTCCAAATTAATTTTACGCGTGGACGAGAATGGTGACGAGTATTATGTCTATTTTACAGCTGACACCATCAGGAAAATATCCTACAAAATGATGAAGGACAAATTAATCGATAGGGTAAATATAGAACACGATTCCAACAATTCAGTTGAAGATGCCTATATGGTAGAAAGTTGGATAATTGATAATCCATCTACTGATAAATCTAGAGAATATGGTTTTAACCTGCCCAAAGGGACTTGGATGGGAACTTATAAGATTGACAACCAGAAAATATGGACCGATTATATTAAAACTGGTAAAGTAAAAGGATTTAGTGTGGAAGGTTTCTTTAGTAATTACGCTATGTCTAAAACAAAATGTCGTAAAAACGGTAGTTGCGTATGTGGTAGAACTGAGAGTTCAAACGGACTTTGTGATGGAAGTCATCTAAAATAATGGGAATACTAGACAATATAACACAAAAATACATTAGTAGGAAGTTCCTTGTGTTTGTAATAGGAACATTGTTGTGTTTATTCAATAACCTGGAATCGAGTGATTGGGTTATTATATCCAGCATCTATATAGGTTCACAAGCGATTGTTGACCTTGCTAAAATCTATAAATCTAAATAATTATGCCCATACCAACTAAAACACCATTAGAAACGAGAGATGAATTTATTACGAGATGTATTATTGACATTTCAGGTGAATATGATAAGAAACAAGCAGCAGCTATTTGTTATCAACAACTCTCTAAATCACCTAAGTAACTTATTACGGGTAAGGTATGGCCAAAATATCCAGAATCCAAGTTCACCTTGGAGGGGTTTAACAATATTTATACATAACGGCGTCAATCAGGCGTCTCAAATATTAACCCAATTAAACTTCATTCAGAAATGACTAATTTAGAATTGAAAGAATTAGTGAAATCACATTTTACTCTTGTAGATGCTCCAGTAGCAGTTGCAGAGGTTGAAGCTGAAGTAATCTCAGAAACGTTCGGAAGTATTAAGGACATTAATGGTGCATTCACTATTAAATTCCCAGGTGATTCATTGCAAATCGGTGATAAAGTAACAGTAGTTACTGCTGAGGATCAAGAAATAGACGCACCAGATGGTACTCACGAACTAGAAGACGGAACTAAAATTGTTACCAAAGACAGCGTTGTCGAGGAAATAATGAGTGCCGACGGAGAGAAAGCATTAGCTGAAGAAAATGTTGAAGAAACAATTGAGGAAACGTTTGATGCACGTACTGACGCTGAAGAAGAAGGTTACCTTGATGGTATCAAAGACGAAAAAGCAGACGAAAAGATGAGCATTGAAACTATCGTTTCTGAGATTGTGGATGCACTAAAAGAAGAAATGGGGAAAATGAAGACTAAAATGGCTGAGTTAGAAGATAAAGTAGCATCACTACAGGATTTACCTGCAGTTGAACCTACTATGATGAAATCTACTCCTTCATCCAAAGCTAAATTTTCAACATTTAATGTAGATGGTGCTGCAAACGCAGACCGTATTAAAGCCAAAATGGCTCAACTAAAAAATAAAAACAAATAATCATGGCATTAGACGTAACCGCCCTAGGTGACTTCAATAACGAAGTAGCGGGGGAATTAATAACAAAAATGGTATATGGTGGAAGCACCATGGAATACATCACTATAAAAGACGGTGTTAAATTCCAAGAGCCAATCAACCTAATGGAAGTTGACTTAGTACTACAAAATGGTACCTGTGTTTCAACACCTTCAGGTTCTTTGACTTTCTCACAACGAAATATCACAGTATGTCCACGTACATCATTTGACGGCATCTGCCTCAAAGACATGGATCGTACATACCTCGGTATCGCAGCTCTTGAAAGAGGTTCGTACAACGAAACTTTCGCATTAGCTACTAACTATTCTGAATTATTGGTAAACCAATTCCAGAAATCAAACGACCAATTCCTATGGACTGCCAATTCAGGTTCAGCTCCAGATGCTGGTTGTTCTTCTGATGGTTTGAAACTAATTATCTCAGGTTCAACTGCAGGCGTTGTAGCTGTTGCTTCAACTCCATTGACAAGTTCAACAGCATTAGCTCAATTAGATCTATTGGTAGAAGCTATCCCAGCGGATGTTACTGATAGAGATGATTTGACTATGTTTATGAGTGTTAGTAACTTCCGTAAGTTTGTTACTGGTATCCGTACTTCAAATTCTTACTACTTCGATCCAAATTCTATCTCTAACAGAGGTGGCCTTTTAGAAATGATGTATCCATTCCAAAATGTTAAAGTTGTTGGAACAGTAGGATTGGCTGGTTCAGATAGAATCGTAGTTGGTCCTGCTAAGCAAATTGTTGCTGGTACTGACTTGATGAGTGATTTCTCTGAATTCCAATTGTGGTATGATATCAATTCTGACCAATTGAAACACAGAATTGCAACTAAATTAGGTGTTAATGTTGCTTACCCTGAGTTCTGGGTATCTAACGACCTCTAATTAATATTAATCCATGTAGAGGGGAGATGAAATATTCTCCCCAATACTAACAAAAACCAGAAATATTATGGCATGTGATATTACAAGCGGCTTTACCCTCGGATGTAGGGATAACGTTGGTGGAATTACCAATTTATACATCCTATCTGGTTCTATCGATAGCGTCGCAGATGCTAGTGAAGGATTAATCAGTGGGATTACAGGTTCCGGTGAATTTTTTAAATTTGAATTATTCAGACAAACGTCTGATTTCTCAGAAGCAATTACAGCAACTCCAGAAAATGGAACTGTATTCTATGAGCAAACACTAAATGCAGTGTTCTTCAAATTACAGAGTTCAACCCGTAACCAAGTTAAGGTATTAGCTCAAAACCCAGATCTAAAAGTCGTTGTTGAAACCAATAATGGAACTGTTGATGGCGTAGGCCGTTACTGGTTGTTAGGTGAAGACAGAGGAATGCAGTTGTTATCCGGTACAGGAGCAACAGGTACTGCATTTGGAGATTTGAATGGATATAACCTTACCTTTACAGGTCAAGAACCAAACCCAGCTTCTGAAATTTCAGGTAGCTTAGCTGGTGCTCTTAGTGGCATCACTTTAGGATAATAAATCAATTTAGGAATGGGGTTGCGCTTTAATATAGCGTGACCCCTAACCTAATACTATAAACAACTTATGTTTCAATTTAATGAATCACTTGCTACCAACACAAATGCTGCGTATATTAGCGATGTTAATTTGTCAGCGAGTTATTATGATGATTTAGTTGTTGTTTATAGTCAATCATACGATAAT